AGGTTCGACCCAGATGACGACATACAGTGCATACGACCAGATCTGCGGAGCACTGAGGCTCCTCGGAGTGTTAGCCGAAGGCGAAACGCCCTCGTCAGAGACAGCGAATGACGCGCTCTATGCGCTAAATCAAATGATCGACAGTTGGGACACCGAACGGCTTGCGGTGTTCTCGACTCAGGATCAAGTGTTTAGTTGGCCGTCAGGCGAACGGACACGCTCACTAGGCCCGACAGGCGATTTCGTGGGCGAGCGCCCTGTATTGCTGGATGACGCGACTTATTTCCGCGATCCGCAGACCAACGTGTCTTACGGCATTAAATTCATCAATCAGCAACAGTATGACGGTATCGCGGTCAAGACCGTAACGTCTACTTATCCACAGGTCATGTTTACTAACATGACTTACCCAAATATCGAGATGGTCATTTATCCAGTGCCGTTGCGGTTGCTGGAATGGCATTTCATTTCAGTTGAACGCCTGACGCAGCCTGCGACGCTGGCGACAGCTATCCTTTTCCCGCCTGGGTATCTGCGGGCGTTCCGTTACAATCTGGCCTGCGAACTTGCGCCTGAGTTTGGCGTTGAGCCGTCGCCTACGGTCAGCCGGATCGCTATGTATAGCAAACGCGACCTGAAGCGCATCAATAATCCTGACGACATCATGGCTCTGCCATATAGCATCGTCGGCACACGTCAGCGCTATAACATCTATGCGGGCAATTACTGATGAAGACGCCGATACTTGGCAGCTCGTATGTAACTAGAAGTCCTAATGCGGCTGACAGCCGCATGGTCAATCTTTTTCCAGAGGTCATACCAGAAGGCGGCAAAGAGGCCGCTTGGCTTCAACGCGCGCCTGGCCTGCGGTATCTTCAGACGTTAGGTGCAGGGCCGGTTCGCGGACTGTGGACGTTTAACAGCGACACCATAGATCCTGCCGCAGGCGAGTCAGCTAAAACGACTTATGGTTACGCAGTATCTGCGACCACGTTATATCGTATTGATTCTGATTGGAATTACACATCACTTGGGACAATTGCTGGTTCTGACAATGTCAATATGACCGACAACGGGCGGCAAATGTTTATCGCCGCAGGGGCTAATGGTTATATTTATAATAGCACCTATCAAGAAATTGCGTTTAATACGACGAACACAAGCACGACCGTATCTGGCGGCGATACGACATATCTTTACCCGGGTCAGCCTGTGTCAGGCACTGGCATCCCAACAGGCGCAACCGTAGCCAGTGTTACCAACGCCACTACGTTTGTTTTGTCGGCAGCAGCGACAGCGACCAATAGCGGCGTTACGCTGACTTTTAGTCCTTTCTTAACTCAACTTACTTCGCCTTTCGCAGGCGCTGTTGGTTGCGGCTTTCTTGATGGATGGTTCATATTTAACCAGCCAGACAGTCAAATTTTTTGGGTTATGGATTCAAATGGCACAACCATTGACCCGCTTTATTTTGCCAGCGCTGAAGGTTCGCCAGACAATCTTGTTACGTTGATTGTAGATCACCGCGAAATTTGGTTGTTTGGCACTAATTCTGTTGAAGTCTGGTATGACGCCGGATTGCCTGACTTTCCTATGGCGCGCATCCAAGGTGCATTTAACGAGATAGGTTGTCTTGCGGCTTACTCAGTTGCCAAGTTAGACAACGGTTTATTTTGGCTCGGCGCTGACGCCCGTGGTAACGGTATCGTTTATCGTTCCAAAGGCTACTCAGGAGAGCGCATATCGACCCATGCGGTTGAGTGGCAGATCCAGCAATATGCGACGCTATCTGATGCGGTAGGCTATACCTATCAACAGGACGGCCATAGTTTTTATGTTTTAAATTTCCCTAATGCCAACACGACATGGGTTTATGACGTGGCGACCGGCGCATGGCATGAGCGCGCGGGGTGGGAAAACAATAATTTCACCCGCACGCGCGGTAATTGTCAAATGAACTTTAACAATGAGATCGTTATCGGCGATTACCGCACGGGCGAAATCTTTGCTTATGACCCAACAGTTTATTCAGAAGCTGGCACGACGCAAAAATGGTTACGCTCTTGGCGTGCTTTGCCTACAGGCCAGAATGATCTAAACCGTTCGGCGCAGCATAGCCTTCAGCTTGACTGTCAAGCTGGCGTCGGTCTTCCAGGCTATAGCCAAGAGGAAGTCAATGCTATTATTTACATTTATGATCGCGCTGGGAATTACATTCTTGACCGCGCTGGGTCTGCTTTAAAGATCCGCGACTACGCTCAATACACCATAACCATCGGCGCTGATCCACAGGTCATGTTGCGTTGGTCGGATGATGGTGGACATACATGGTCTAACGAGCATTGGAAATCTATGGGTCAAATTGGTCAGACAGGTTACCGCACGATCTGGCGGCGGCTTGGCATGACGCTAAAGCTCCGCGATAGAGTCTATGAAATCTCTGGCACTGACCCTGTTCAGATTGCCATCATGGGCGCTGAATTGCATGTAAGCCCGACCAATGCCTAATCAATATTACAACGATACTCAGATTCCAGCGGCTCGCGTTGAAATGAACGACGTTGCAAATGGGTATGTTAATCGCCCTTGGTATCGGTTTTTCTACAATCTTTTTGCCCTTCTTGGCAGTGGTTCGCTGCGCTATGGCACTTTTTACGATACGACTGACCAGACGGCAGCGTCTATTAACACTGGCTATCCAATTACTTTTAATAACACTGACTTATCAGAGGGTGTTTATTTAGGAACGCCTACGTCGCGTATTTATGTAAACAGACCTGGGGCATATAACTTTCAGTTCTCGCTTCAGCTTCAAAGCACAAGTGGCGCTTCTGCTAAAGAAGTGTATATTTGGGCGCGTCTTAATGGCGATACAGATACTGTGGAGAATTCAGCCACAAAAATTACTATTGAAGGCAATAATAAACATTATGTTGCCGCTTGGAATTTCGTGTTAAGAATGGCGGAAGGGGATTATTTTGAGCTTATGTGGGCGACCACTAACACAACTGTTCAGATTTTGGCCGATCCGGCCACCGCCTTTTGTCCTGCTATCCCTTCGGTTATTATGACCGTAACTTGTAATATAGGTGAATAATGGCCGTCGTAACGCCCACCGCAAAAGCCCAATTTATCGACGCCGCTGGCATCCCGTTGGCAGGCGGGTTTCTTTATACCTATGCCGCGGGCACGACCACGCCGCAAGCGACCTATACGGATTCATCTGCCGCAACGGCTAATAGCAATCCAATTATATTAGACTCGCGCGGCGAGGCTAATATTTGGCTATCATCAGCCGACTATAAGTTCAAACTTACCGACGCGAACGGCACTGAAATCTGGACGGTCGATAACATCGCCGCACCTTCAACGGCGCTATCGCCAGTTTTCTCTAGTAACGTCACGATTTCAGCTAACACTTCTGGCCCCGCGCTATTAATTACGCAAACGGGCGCAGGCGCGGCTATCCGCGTTCAAGACTCAGCCGATCCTGACTCATCTCCATTCGTCGTTGACACGACAGGCCAAGTTGGTATTGGCACCGCAACACCGGCTAATGCTATCGACGTGGCAGGCGGCGCTATCCAGATCTCGACATCCGGCGGCACAGCTCGCACGGTCATGTCAGCGGATTCAACAGATTCAATTTTTGCCGTGAGCGACGACCGCAACTTTACGGTCAAGACTAACGCGGCGACACGTCTGACGGTTAATAGTTCATCGGCGACTTCTACTGTCCCTGTTGTATTGCCATCCGATCCAACTACAGCGCTTCAGGCTTCCACTAAGCAATATGTTGATACGGTCATGCCTGCGGGTATGATTATGACTTACGCAGGCACATCAGCTCCGACAGGATGGTTAGCTTGTCAAGGACAAGCTGTATCCCGCACAACTTATGCAACTTTGTTCACCAATATTGGCACGACTTGGGGCAGCGGCGACGGTTCTACTACATTTAACGTGCCAGATCTTCGCGGCATGTTTTTGCGAGGCACAGGCACTAACGCTACTGGATCGTCTAGCGGTGCCGTTGGCCCATCTGTCGGCACTTACGCTGCGGACACATACTTAAACCACAGCCACGCAATAACAGACCCAGGCCACGTTCATACCGCAGCCAATGCAGGTGGAACTTTTGGCCCTACGCAGGCAGGATCGTCAAATGTTGCGTCTAGCGGTAATACAGGATCTGCCACAACCGGCATAACCGTCAACACATCTACGACCGGCGGCACGGAAACAAAGCCAAAGAACTATGGCGTGCTATACATCATCAAGACCTAGTATTATAGTGAGGCATTATGGATCCGTTCGCACTAGCCCTTTTAGGAAGCACCGCAGCAAGCGCGCTCAGTAGTGGGGCGGGCTATGCGGCTTCACAACGTGCGGCTGGCACACAAGCCCAGGCCGCTCAAACGGGCGGCATGTTGGGCTACATCGCTCAACAACAAGCGCTTGAGCAAGCGCGCCAGATGGCTGAGAAGGGCGCATCGGAAGCGCGTGGCTATTATGATAAAGGCCGTGAAGATTTATTAGCTCAAGGCCGCACAGGCGCTGAGACAGCGAGAGAATTTTACGGCAGAGGCGTTGCAGCTCAAGAGCCTTATACGACTACGGGTGCGGGGGCGATAAATCAGCTTGCGTCTCTCTATGGACAGGGTGGCGAATATACACAACAGCCTACATATGGACAAATTCAATTAGATCCTGCGTATGAATTTCTTAAACAACAGGGTCAACAATCTATGCTCAATATGGCCCGCGCTGGCGGCACAGCGGGGTCAGGCGGCGCATTGAAAGCAGCCGAGCGTTTTGGTCAAGGTTTAGCAAGTCAAGAATATGGTAATGCTTACAATAGATTTATGGCTAATCGCGCCGCTGTAACGCAAGGACTTCAAAATATAGCAGGCACTGGCGCAGGCGCAGCGGGAACAGTATCGCAGCTTGCTGGCACAATGGGTGGTCAGCTATCCGGCAATCAGTTTGGCCTTGGCGCTAACCTCGGCACTATGGCAACTAACACGGGCAATACAATAGCCAGCCTTTACGGCAATATGGCAAGCCCCCAAATGGCAGCTTTAGCAGCGGCTAACCCATATGCGTCGGCTACTGAGAACGTAGGCCAAGCTCGCGCTTCAGGTTACATGGGCGGCGCATCAGCGCTTCAGAGCGCGCTTAACACGCCAGTCAACGCTATGATGGCTTATGGCATGGCGGATCGTTTTGCTCCGCAGAACAGAACTTCCACCTATGCGCCAAACCCAAATTTTAACCGAACTTATGCGCCAGGATTTACCCCAGGATTCCAAGGTGCTCCGACATTTGGCGCGCCAGGATTTTAAGGTGATATAAATGCCAGTTGATTACACAATAGCTTCGCGCAACGCCCTAGCGAACACGCCCACTGACTTTACGAACATGCTGGCGCAATACCAGATGATGGGCGCTCGCGCTCAACAGCAAGAGTTAGCGCGGATGCAAATGGACGAATATGCTCGCAAGGCGCAAGCAGAGCAAGCGTTACGTGGCTTAACGCCAAATTTTGATGACCCAAGATTTGCTCAACAAGTATTTCAATATGACCCCGATTTTGCGCGTAATGTTTATCTAGCGCGTCTTAGAGGCGAAGCTGAACGTGCCAGCACTGGCTATACAGAGGCACAAACAGCCACTGAACGCGCATTAATGCAGCCTAGAATACAAGAAGTAACTGCAAAAGGCCGCGAAGCAGGTGCTAAAGCAACACGAGAAGAAGCGGTGCTTGGTGGCGATCTTTTACGCACCGCGTATTTAGGACA